ACAGATCTAAGGAGCCAGGTTTTGAGAAGTATAATGAGCTCGCAGACCACTTTAGAAGAATTATATCTACTTGTGCATCCTTAAGGGATGACCTTAATATCTTTATGCTTCTTCATGTTGAAGCTATAGAGGAAGATGGTAATGTAGTAGGTTATAAGTCTTCATCTGTAGGTAAGTTGCTTGACAAGATGTATAGACCAGAGGAGAATACTGCTATTACATTGTTTGCTAAACCTCAATTTGATGATAAGGGTAATGCCAAGTTTGGTTTCTATACTCATAAAATCAAAGTAGGTGGTGTAGAGATGCCTAGTAAGACTCCAGAGGGAATGTTTGATGAAGATTATATTCCTAATGACCTTCAATTGGTAGTAGATGCCATGAATAAGTATTATAATGGTGAGGATTAATCCCATATATTTTTAACATTTTAATTAATTATTTTAGTTTAACTTTAAAGTTTAAAGAAAATGGAAGAGAAGAAGTTTTCCAAGTTTTTTGTAGCAAGTCTTAAAAGAACAGCACAGAATGTTTATCCATTGGTAAGACAGAGAAACAAGCTCCAGAAGCAGATTGAGGAAGCTCAGGAGGAGCTTAACAGTATCAATGTTCAGCTTGATGCTTATCAGGCTCCTATTAAGGAGCAGACTGGTGGTTATACCACTGATGAACTTATTAGCAGAGAGGTTATTGATACTGGTAAGACAGATAAGAATGGCAAGCCTGTAAAGCAGACTGTTTATAAGCTTATCTATCCTGAGACCATTGTTCCTACTACTCCACCTGCTAATGCAGAACCTGAGGCTGATACTGATGAAACTACTGATATGGCAGAACCTGAGAATGAGAGTGCTGAATAAGCACTCTCTTTCTACATTCTGTTATATTTAGGATGTACAAGAATGAAGGGAGGAATTTTTTGTTTTTATATTTATTTTTTTTTTGTTTTTATTTTTTATTAAATAACTATTAAATACATAAAGTTATGGCAGTAAGTACAGGTGCTAAAAGTACAGAAGGTGCTACCATTAAAAGATTTAAGGGTGTAGCAAGTGTTTATGTTCGAGGTGTCAATCCAGACAAAGCTACTCTAGCTAAGTTCTATGGTAGAGACCTTAATAAAGACCCTGAGTATGTAGGTGAGTCTGAGGATAATGTTACCCATGTAAAATATCCACAGGTTAGAATTGGTTTTATGGTTGAAGTTGACCCTAACATCTATAAGGATGGCAAAGTTGTAGGTCAGCAGAAAGATGCTGATGGTAAAACTATTGATCTTAAATCAGTATTATCTATCTATCTTGTTGACAAACCTTATGTAGGTTCTAGGTCAGGCAAGCATCAGATTATTGATAAATATGGCAGAACTGCATGGGCTACACCAGAGGAAATTGCAAATAAGCAGATTCCTCAGTATAAGAATGGTCCTGCTAATATTGATGCTGACTATAGAGAGGCTTATGTAGGTGAGGAAGACCTTACTAACTTCATTAAGACATATCTTAATATTCCTAATGTTGAGAAGTGGGAAGATGGTAAGGTTGTAGGTCTCAATGACAATCCTGAAAATGCAGAATGTAGACTTGACCATATTGCTGATTACTTTAAGGGTAATGTAAAGGAGCTTAAAGACATTCTTTCTTATCAGCCTAATAACAAACTCAAGGTTTTGTTTGGTGTAAAGACACAGAATGATGGTTCTCAGACACAAACTATCTATACTAAGATGTTCCTCAAGAATAACATCACTAATTATAGTAGACTTGATGAGAATGTAAAAGAGAGAAAGAATAATGGTGCGGAGTCTTCTACTGATTATGATGTTACAGATATTCATGAGGATGTAGTAACACCAACAGATTTCAGTAAGGCTAATGGTGTATCAGCTCCTGCAAATGATGACCCATTTGCACCTAATAGTGGTGGTGCAACTCCTTGGGCAAGACAGTAACTAAACAGTAATAAGTATGTTTATATGGCAGTCAGTAAAGGTAATTCTTCTGTTAGTTTAAGTGAATTAGAGTCTAAGATAAGTGAAGCAGACCTTGCTTACTATTATTTTGGTATTAAGTCTATTCCATGTGTTATAAAATCTCCTTTAAGAAGAGATTGTAAGCCATCATTTGGTATATATACAAGTGATGGAAAGAGAGTAAGATGGGTTGATTATGCTACATCACAAAGGGGTGGCATATATGATTTATTGGGTTTACTATGGAATACTTCATTTAGAGGTGTGCTTGATA